GAATAAGTTGTCATTTCATCTGCATAAATATCCATTGTCGATGCAATCTCTGGAGTGTATTCCATTTGATCAAAATCAATATATCTTTCAGAACGTCGTTGATTGGCTATCGCATTAGACGCAATTACATCCAAGGGGTTGTATAGTGTCTTCTTAAACTGCTGACCTGAAGCAGTTTTGAAACGAGAAGAAAACTTATCTAAATGTTGTCTTCTAATTCTGCGGCCAGACTGAGACCGGAAATTAATAATCGGACCAGAAAAAAGCCGGGTTAAGGCTTTAAATAAATCAGACTGTGGGTTGTGGGGATTCTTTCCTTTCGGTGGCATTTATTTTCTCACTTTATAATCCAGTTAAATTGTTCATACATTTGTTGCGCGTCATTCATTTTATCAAGAATGTTATCTTTTTTGTAGCCTTCTTGTCCACTTATCCTTGTATTAAATGATGTGCTCGTTGTTTTTATAGCGCTCAAAAATGCTTTTTGATAATTTAATTCTCGCGCGTTTGCTTGGAGTGCGGTGTCGCGCACCCAACAACCTATGGCAAGAGCCATCACTAAATCATCGTGATAGCTTTTCATAGCCTGTGGTTTACCATTTTTCCAAATAAAAGTTTTCATTTCGTTTATTAGTCTTGAAGAATATATTTTAATTAGTTTGTTTCTGATAAACTCTTCTAATTTCGCAACGATGAGTGGGCGCGTTTTCATAGATGTGGTGAAGCCAGGCACAGCACTATTTCTTATTTCCGCTTGGTGCTGATCAATATATTCATGTGTTGATTTAATAGAATAATAAATATTTGGATATTGGTGCTCTATTAATTTATCTAAAACTGTATAACCAATATTGTTGTTTTCAACAACTATTAAACACCCACCATATTCTCTACCTACTTGATTCAACATGTTGGCATACATATCTGGTGTTGGCTTACCCTGATACTCCCCGACAATCTCCAATGTTTCTAATTTGAGAATATGAAAAGTAGAATAATCGCATGCGTCACCACGGGCCACATCAACCACCATCAAATAATTACAAGTAGGATCATGCTCCTCCCAAATCCAAAAGTTTCGATCAAATCCTGTGCGGTATTTTGGCTCTTTTACTTGCGATAATAACCACTCCATATCACCTGGATCAATAACCGTTTCTCCAGAAGTATTGAAATTGCACTGCAATTCTTGTGCGATCTGGCGCTTGGACATGTTTTTAGTTTCTTTCTTATACCACTCTCCATCTCTGTCTGGGTGTACATCCCACATCAATGTCGTTAAATTAAAGTTATTGGCGTTGGCTTCTGCGTCGGTGCAGGTCTTATGAAACCAGTTTCCCACCCCATTTGGAGTTGATAAAGCAATACAACGGCCACCGGTGGACAGTGTAGGATATAAACCGGTCCACAACTCTTCTAGGCCTTCAATGTGTGCAGCCTCGTCTAACACTAAAAGAGACAATGCCTCCGAGCGGCCGGCGTCTCCCGATGTTGAGGCCGCCTTAATAGAAGAACCATTTGAAAGTTCAAACGAAGTCCGGTTGTCAACATCAATAGTGGCGATCTTCAACCAGTTGGGGAGATTGCGCATAATTCCTTTGACTTTCTTTACCAAGTTTCCGGCCGTTGCAAACTTAGTTGCCATAACAAGAATAGACTTATCGCGGTGAAAGAGCATCATCCATACAATATATCCTGCTGTAACGGTGGATATGCCAAGTTGGCGTGCTTTTAAAATAACATTAAAACGATAATCGTTAAAATCACCAAGCAAAGAGTCTTGAAAGTCATACGTGTCAAATAGAATAAGCCCTTTCATTGGATGAGAAATACGAGCATATGTCTTTAAAAAATAAGCTGGATCTTTCCCGCATTTTAATATTTCCTTTACTTTTTGTTTCTTGTCTAGTTGAAAGCTCATTGGTTATTTTTATTAAATATATCTTCTAGTATCAATCGATCATAACTTTCTGGTAGCTTCCAGCGATTGCTAAAACCTGTCCAATCGATTTCACATAAAAATTTATATTCTCCTCTCAACAGACGCTCTACCAAACGATGAAAGCCATCAACGACAAGAAACTTGTTTTCTTCATTAATCCAAACAACCTTTATAGGATTTGCAAAAGAGTTGCTTTTAATTCCTTCAGTAAAATGTCTATACGCGGCTACTATTCCGTATTTTGAATTACCCTTTTCTACAATTAAATTATTGTAATGTAGTTCACATGTTTCGGGTATTTGATCAAAAAAATATTTATCAGATCTCTTTTCCGCTTCCTCAAAAGTAAACCTAACTTCTTCTAAAACAATCTGCCTCAATTGGGATTTAGTAATTCTCACTAAAGCAGTCCTCTGGTTTATCGTTTTCTTTCTTCTTGCTCAATAACTTCATCTGCTGCGGTTAGAATCCTATCACGCAGGCGCATTGCCTCGTCATTAAGTTCATCGTCATAGCCTGCCATCCACATGTCTCTAGGTGGTCCACCTTGCCCCTCGACAGCATCAGCTAATAAATCTTCAAGGATCTGGGAAATAGCCTCAGACATTTCTTCTTCCTTTGTGGTTGGATATTTGTCAAGATCCGATCCGTGAGTAAGAATATCTTCTTCTGGCACGCCAGTTCTAAACTCGATCTCTTTCACGATCTCTTCTTGGATGATTTCTTTTATTCTGGATTTAGATATTTTCATTTTATCTATAAATCCTTTGTGAGTTGTTGTTTTGTGATTTTCATTTTATATTATATCCCTTTAATTTTTGTTTTGTAAGTTTCATTTTATATTATATCCAGTAGTATTCCCTGGGCCACAGGACTAAGCTGGCCCATACCTGCTTCGCCGGCTAAAACTTTGCGTGCGAGTTCCTGCTCTTCTGGACCAATCCTATCTATTCGATCTTCCATTTTTTGTTTTTTAATCTCTTCGGGGCTCATAGCTGCAACGCCAGTCTCGATATCATAACTGTCTTCGCTCATAACTTCCATCTTCTCGTCCATGAAATATCGTGGATCGATAAATTTCTTATTCTTTCTTGGTCTGCTCATTTGGTTTCACCTTGGCGGTCGGTAGTCGCTTGCTCTTTCTTTTTTTTCTTTTGCTGCGGCGGCTTCTGCCTCTATTCTTTTCTTTCCTTCTGGGGTTGCCTCTTTCCACTGCCTAAATTTCTTCTCTACGTGTGGCCACTGATTTGGGGGAAATTCTGCTTGCCAAAATGACTCTGGCGTATTCATCACCACCCACACTCCTATATCGCGCCCCTTTTCTCGTAGCCAATCCGGTATCGAGACTTCTTCGAGCATCTCCATCTTCTCATCCATAAAATATCGTGGATCGATAAATTTCTTATTCTTTCTTGGTCTACTCATTTCTTTTTTCCTTTAGATAATTTCTCTTGAGCTAATTTGTGTGAAAGTCTGCCGGCGTAGTTCGCCATGGCGCCACCGGGGTCTATAGCGGCCGTTCCCTTTTCGAGTCCTCGACGGATTGTAGTTCCTAGAGTATCCCCTACTAACATATTTTTCTTGCTTAAAACATCAACAACAACGTCTTCAAGTTGCACATTATCTGATAAATCTCTTAATGTCTTTTCATCAAATCTAATTTCTTCCATTTGTTCCGGCGACAGGCGTGCGGAGTCGAGAGATGTATTGAGCCATTCACCTACCCCCTTGGCTATAACATCATCAGGAACTGGTTCCCCTTCCTTTTCTAATTCTGCTTTTGCTTCGTCAAAAAGCGTTTGGGCCGTTTTCATCAGTGTTTCTTCACTAACTTTTGCCTTTGCCAGTCTATCAAGAATGCCCTGATTAATCCGGCTATTTATTACATTTGATATAAATCTTCCAACGCCGAAGCCGATTCCCGCGCCGGCGACGGTGGTGACACCGACAGGGAGAAGGGTACCAATCGCCGCGCCGGCGACACCACCGGCGGCCGTGCCCCAACCCGATGCACGATCTCTTGACTTACGTGGCACGATCTCAACCTCTTTAATATCTTCTCTATTCTCGTTTAAATAATTTCTCCAATTATCAAAAATCTTCTGTTCCGTAAGGAATGAAGAATACTTTTTACCTTTACTCATTTCGTTTCTCCTTTAGGTCGAGTATCATTCTTTGGGCGCTTGCCTTTCCAGCCACCTTGATCTAGAAACGTTTTCCAGCCAGAGGCTAGCCTATCTTCTGACGCCTCACCAACAATCACAACTTCTTCAATTCCGCCAATCTTATACTTCTGCTGAGCTACTGCCCAAGAGCGAACACGAGATGAGTTCTCAACACGAACATCAATCTCGTCTTCCTTGGTTAGTGAAACAGACTTGCCTGTAACCTTGCGATATTCTTTCTTAAGAAAATTAGAAATATCGGCCATCGTTTGATCCATATCTGATTCAAATCCATTAGCATAAACTTCCTTTAACGTAACCGGTGTTTGATAAGTAATGTAAAGAAGGGGCCCAGAAAATTTAATACTAAATCCATCAATCACTCTTTCATCAAGTAGTACATCGCCCTCTTCACGCTGTAAGCCAACTTCTCGAAGTTTCCCTTCGTCGTCAATCGCACCATCATAAGCGTTTGCTGCTGCCTGTGATAGTCCTTGAACTACATCATAAACTGAAACTGTTTCTTTTTTCTTAGCCATTATTTATTTCCTTCTTTTTTTAGTGCGACGTTCTGCTACAGGCACAGCCTGTTGTTGCTGCGGCTGTTGAGGTTGTTGAGGTTGTTGAGGCGCCGGCTCTTGTTTCGGGGCAAGTTTTTCAATCGCAACCTTAACGCGATTCAAAAGCGTTAACATCTGTGAGTTCATTTGATTACCCGGCTGAGAGATTAGTTTTTCCAAAGCTTGTAGTGTTTCCATGCCTTGAATTTCTGTCGGACTCATTGACCCCACTTTCGCTTTGCGAGTAGATTGTGTTCCTAGACCCTGTTGAATTGCTTTTTTATCCAGTTCGGTTAAAGTTAAACTTAACTCTTCATAAATTATATCTCTAAGAATTTTCTGATTAATCTTCATTGGGTCTCCATCCTTTTAGCCATCTCTCTTCTCTATCTTCTACATATTGTATATAGCAATTAAAGCAACAATCGAACTTAACTAAACAAACATCATCCATAGATCTTCTTGCGAACGAACTACAAATTGGACATGAACGTATAGCATCTCTATTAAGTAGTTTTTTTGATATCTTTATGCCATTAACATCTACTTTTTCTTGAGACTCTTCAATTTGTTGTGTTTTCTGATAGAACTCCTTCATTTGTTGGAGGTATTCTTTTTCTTTGTTTTCGTCCCAATTTGCTTTAGGATTTTGAACTGTTTCATCTCCATACTTCTTTGATATCGCTTGTTCGACTGCAGCAATATGATTTAGTTTATCTTTACTCATCTCGAAATGCTTTGTATGCTCCGTAAGTTACAACCACTCCGCTAGCAATTCCGCCGGCATACCATGCCCATTTATTAGGAGGAGACTGTTTCTTAATCGTCTCTTGTAGTTTAACAATCTCAACATCCTTTTGTTCAACAATTAATTTATATTCTTCGTCCAAAGCATCATAACGAATATTAAAATTCTTTCTTTCCAGTTCAAATTCGGTGCCGGCGACATCCAATTGATATTCTACTTCTATATCACATTGTGATTGCCAAGTTGCCTTCTCTGTCATAATATCCGCAACTGCCGATTTATCAAACAACACGCCATCAAAAGGTGCCGGCTGGGACTCTTCCAATACAGCAAACTTTCCATCATCAGCTAATGCTGTTGAGGAAACCAATAACAATGCTAGAACTCTACTCAACATATTCAAACCCAAACAATGCCTCTATTTCTGTAACAATTACTTCTGGCTCTTCCAAAAACTTCTTTACATACTTCTTTTTCTTTTGAGCCTTTAATGTAACCAATTCTTCCTGGTTCATCTCATACCGCTCTTCAATATCGTTCAATTGCTGTTCGTACTCTTGCAATGCCTGCTCTCGCTTCGCTAGCTCCTTCTTGTGAATTTCTTGAAGGCCGGCGATTTGATTTTGCAAGCTTTCTTGCGTTGTTACATACGCACTTTCAAGTTGGTTGTAGTCATAACGCATTTTGCCTATTACTAATAATAGGCAAATTACGATTAAAATCTCTTTCCAATATTTCCTAGCAAACTGTAGTATTGTTGCTACATTCATTAGGCACCTTTAAGTTTTGCTATAGCATCGATAACACCTTGACCGCCAAGATATAGACCAGAAATAATAACCCAGTCAGCGGACTCAAGATTTGCCGTAAGCATCAACCCTGTTGCTGTAATCCATACTAAAAGCTTTCGCGAGATTGCTTTTTCAAGCACCTTATCAACTTTACCTTTAATCATACTCATCATTCGTTACTCCTATTTTTTGTTTCTGTAGAATGTTTACCGTTCTACTTTAGTTCGCCGCGCTCTTCCATAGAATATGCAATTGCGGCAGCTTGTTCTTGGCTTTTGTCTTCATCGCCAACTAAATGTGCAATCTTTTTAGAAACTCTTTTTTGGCCTTTTTTCGAAACCTTTGTTTTCTTTTCATCAAGCACTTCTTTCATAACAGTGCCAAATGCGCCATCGACCATTTCTCTAATTTCTTCGGCTTTATATCCGGCGTCATAAAGGCTAGCGATTGCCTCTTCTAAATGTTTCCCTAAATTGGGTTCTACGGCATCTTCTTTAAGTGCTGCGGAAACAGCAGGTTTCGCACCGCGAACGGGACTCTTCCATCTACCAAGTGCTGCTTGACCATACTGCATAGACAATGGAGATTCTCCAGACATTATTGATGATAAATAATCTACACTAGTATCTAATGAGTTAATGCCAGTTAACAACTTCTCTAAAGCATTTGTCATTTTATCATCACCAGTATCAAATAAACCTTCCATGATAACTTGCTTTAATTTAGACTTGGTTAGTTTCATTTTTTCTCTAAATCCTTTTCACTAATTAATGGAATTTGTATACGATCTAGCTTTCTCAGTCTCTTTTGGATTCGTACATCATCAGGTAAATAGTCCCTAATATCTTCTATGACGCTCTCCATTTCATAAACATAATCTAAAAATCTGTGGATATCGTCTAGGTCTATCTCTTTAGGAGACTTGATGTGGCTCCTTTTATCTATTAAATTCTTTCCTGAATCATATGGGAGGATAATAAATTTCTTGGGTTCTTCAACTTTCGTTTTCTTCTTATTGGTAAACATATGCGAATCCGTCTTTCTTATCAATAACGATCTGCATATCGACGCAATCTTTGAGAGAATCGAGATGCGAGATGAGTAGGACATTTTTAAAGTATACCTTAACTAGATCTAAAATACGAATGAAACCTTCCATGTTTTCTTCATCTAACGCGGTTCCTGGTTCGTCAAGAATGAAGATGTCGCCTTTTGGCAACGAGGAGACCGATAATAAAGCTAAACGAATAGCCATAGCTCCCATTGTTTTTTCGGCGCCTGATGCCATTTCAATTGGTCTTTCGCCATGCTTCGGATGCTTAATGAAAATATCAAACTTCTTTCCTGAGTCTTCAAAGAACACTTCAAACTCTACAATGTTTGCAAGAACCTTGGCGATCTCTTGGTTGATAACCGGAAGCTGCTTCTTGATAATATCATATGCCACACCACTTGAATGCATGCATCTCATATATAGATCATA